CACGCGGTTCTTCATCGAAAACAGATCGGCCATGCGTTGCCTATCTTCCTCCCCGTTTTGCCTTGGGGGGCGATCCTAGCCTATGAAAGGCAGGGTAGAAAAGCTTTCCTGCTCTTTCCTGACTATTCCCACGATTGATTATCCTTGCAAAATCGCGACATTAGGCCATTATAAGAATAGATCGGAAAATACCGGAAATTGCCCGAGTTTTCCTCCAATTGTGTCCCCGACGTGTCCCCGGCCAAGGGTAGCATCGGGTCAGCTCCACGGAGGCTGCAATCCCCAAGCTCACCAAGCGGTTCGTGGACACTCTTCCTCGTGTGACACGCGATACGCTGCATCGAGATTCCGACCTTCCCGGCTTTGCTCTCCGGATCAAACCATCGGGCGTTCGAACATGGGTCGTCCAGTACCGAAATTCGGCTGGCAGGACACGAAAGCTGGCTCTTGGGCGGGTTGGTGTGCTCACCCCGGAGGAGGCCCGTAAAAGGGCCCGCAGGGCCTTGTCAGACGTGGCCGACGGTGGCGACCCGTCCGCAAGTCGGAATGCAGCACGGGGCGCCATGACGGTAGCTGACCTGTGTCGGGACTATTTGGCTGATTCCCAGAAGGGGCTGGTGCTCGGCAAGCGTAAACGCCCCAAGTCGGAAACGACCCTCTTTACCGACCGCGGCCGCATTGAGCGACATATCGTGCCGCAGTTGGGCGCCCTTGCCGTGACGGACGTGCAGCCGGTCGATATCCGAAAATTCATGCATGCGATCCAGACTGGAAAGACGGCAGGGGCGACCAAGACGAAGTCAGGACGCACGGTGCACGTGACGGGTGGGAGAGGGGCCGCCACACGGACTGTCGGTCTATTGGGTGGAATTTTCAGCTACGCAGTACGCCAGGGGTTACGTGCCGACAATCCGGTGCGAGGTATCGAGCGGCCGGCCGATGCCCGACGGACCGCATTTCTGACCATGGACAACTACCGAACGCTCGGCGCCGCACTGATGGCTGCTGAGAGAGAGGGCGAGCCGCCGGCCGGGATTGCCGCTGTCCGTCTGCTCGCGCTTACGGGCTGCCGGAGGAGTGAGATCCTGGACCTGACTTGGCGCGAAGTGGATCTTGATACACGGCTGCTGCGCCTTGCCGAGACGAAGGAAGGATACTCCCTGCGTCCGCTGGGCCAGGCCGCCGCAGACCTGCTCGGCTCGCTCGGCGGCGGGGCTGAGAGCGACTACGTGGTGGCCGGCAACTCCGGTGGCCCTTACGCCGGGCTGCGCCAGTCATGGTTCCGCATTTCAAAGCGGGCCAAGCTGAAGGATGTAACTCTTCACACCCTCAGACACAGCTTCGCCACCACGGCCAACACCCTGGGCTGCTCCGAACCGACTATCGCGGCCATGCTGGGACACTCTCGCGGCACGATGACCAGCCGCTACGTGCATGTCGTTGACGATACGTTGCTGGCGGCAGCCGATCGGGTTTCCGGCGCTATCGCGCACGCCCTGGCAGGCGGCAAGCCGGCCAAGGTCGTGAAGCTGGGCGATCGACCGGCCGGACGGCATGCATCGTGATAAACTTCGAATCGGCGCGGCTAGGTTTGGCCGCCGAACACCCTGATCCGTACAGGGCCGCCGCGCCGACCATCCTACGGATGCACCATACGGAGGTGCGACGTGAGCAAGGTCAAGACTTTGGTCTCGGTGTCGGCGCACACCGACAAATTGTGGTCCGATTTGCCCCCCGACATACGCAGATGCGTCGAATGGGATCTGCCCCGCCTGACCAGAGAATGGGACCGTCTGTCCGCTCAGCAACGGCGGGATGTCGTACGCGAAATGCTGGCCGAGCTGGAGAAGGAGTTAGCGTTTCAGGTCGGATTTTCCGAGAAAGCCACCTGGGCTGACGACTCCAGGCGAGACGATCTCTTCCTGGTGCAGTCGGCCCTTGAGAAATTACGGGCGTCTGAAGCGCCAGGTCGCACTGACGGTGGTGCTCCCGGAAAGCGACGCGAAGGCTGCGCAGACGGGATAGCGATCGTCCGGGCGGTCATCGACGCCATCAAAACCGACGGAAAGCAGCTCAAACGTAAGACCTTCAACAACATGGTGCGAGAACTCATCAAGCCTCGGCCAAGGGGCACCAACCTCGAAGAGCTCTGGCGAGAGCTGGCGCTCGAAGAATGGCGCGAGGTAGGACAAGGTTCGCCGCTGCCGGGTGTCATGATCGAAGACTGGAAGAGCTACCTCCCAGAAAAGTGAGCCAACCAGCAGATTTTGGGGTTTCAAGTGGTTCCGGAGGGTTTCGAGGGGTATCGCCGACAGGGTTTCTCGTGATGTAACTGGTAGGCCCACATCAACTGATGAGGGCACCTTGACCCAGACATCTACCACTCAATCCCGCCGCTGGTCGCCGCGCATGCGCACGAACGAGCTCAGCGAGTACCTCTTTGAGATGTGGGGGATTCGGCTAGCCCCTCCTACGCTTCACAAGTTGCGCTGCCTTGGCGGTGGAGTGCCGTTCCAGATGGACGGTAACCGGCCCGTCAGCACGCCTGCGCAGGCGGACGGCTTCGCCGTGAAACGACTCGGGCCCGAGCGCCGCAGCACCTCCGACACTGGCCAGCAACTAGCCGCCTGAAACGGAAACGGCGGGTCGCTACCCCGCCGTCCGTACGCGCAACTCGAATCCGACCCGACCAAGGATCGCAAAGATGCTCCCCCCATACCCGAAATCCTCGGAGTCAAGCAAGCGCAACCACGTCGTGCCCTTCCGTCGCCGACCGCGGCGCGAGCGTATCGTCATGTTCCGGATCCACGCGAGTTCGCTGAAAGAGGCGGTGATGAACGCCTACCTCGACCGCCTGATCGGCGCGCGCGACGTCGCGGACCTCTTCTCCGAATACGGCCTGTCCGATGATTGAGGTCGACCCGATGCCGGCTCCTTTCGTCGCCGCCGACGTCGACCTGACGGACTTCAAGTTCATGCCGCTAGAAGTCGCCAGGCTGCGCCGTTCGAAGGCGTGGCTGATCTGCAAGCGCCGGCCCGAGCTGGCGTTCTACATGCTCAACTTGTGGACCGCGTCCTGGCACGAACGGCCGGCAGGTAGTCTCGAAGATGATGACGATGTTCTTGCGGATGCCGCCATGTGTCCGCCGGAGCGCTGGCCGAAGGTGAAGGCCGAGGCGATGCGCGGCTGGGCGAAGTGCAGCGATGGTCGGCTCTATCACCCGGTGGTCGCCGAGAAGGTCGCCGAGTCGTGGCAAGGAAAGCTGCTGAAGCGCTGGCAGAACGAGTGCGACCGCCTGCGGAAAGAGAACAAGCGGCGTGAAGAACAAGGGCACGACCCGCTACCGCTTCCTGTACGGCCCGAGCGGAATTCCGTAGGCGTTCCGTCGGAAGTCCAAAAGCCGTCAATTGAAACTCCAGCGGAAAACGCTCTTAAGGGACAGGGACAGGGACAGGGACAGGGACAGGGACAGGGAGAAGATACTGGCTTTCCGCCGGCCGACCCGGAGATCTTGACAGCCTTCAAAGCGTGGAACGAGCTGGCGTCGCGTCACTCGAGGTGGCCAAAGGCGAAAGACCTCACCATCGCCCGACGCAACGCATTGCAGGCCCGGCTTCTAGATGTTGGCGGCGTTGCTGAACTCCGGGCCGTGTTGGCGAGAGCCGAAGCTTCACAGTTCATCCGCAAGAAGATGAAGGGCTGGTCGCTGGACTGGTTCTTGAAGAAGGCCAATTTCGCGAAGGTCCGCGAGGGAAACTACAACGACTACGACGATTCGTCCGACGACACCGTGCGGTCCCCGGACGACGTCATCGCCCAGCACGAGCGCGAGGGTGCTTGGGACGGGGTCGAGATATGACCGACATCGTCGAGTTGAAGCGCATGCTAGCGACCCAGGCGCAGGCTGTAGCTGAGCATCTCTTGCCCGCGGGCCGTCGTGAAGGCCACGAGTGGCGGGCCGGCTCGACGGTCGGCGAGAAAGGCCAAAGCCTCGGCGTGCATCTCGATGGCCAGAAGGCTGGTGTCTGGAGCGATTTCAGCACGGGGGAGAGTGGCGATCTGATCGACCTGTGGGCGGCCGTGAAGGGCCTCGATCTGCCCGCGGCGCTGGAGGACATCCGGGCATGGTTCGGCGTGCAACGGCCGAAGCTCCATCAGCCGAAGCCGAAGCAGTGGAAGCGGCCCGCGGCGCCACGATGCGCGATCCCGCAGCGGCGGGCGCTCGCGTACCTCAGGGAGGACCGCAACCTGCCCGCCGATGTCCTGATGGCGTACAAGATCGGCGAGGACGACCGCCAGGCCATTGTCTTTCCGTTCGAACATCCTGACGGTACACTGGCCATGGCGAAGCGTCGCGACTCGGTCGACGGCGCAAAGCCCGTGCCGATGGACAGTGGCTGCGAGCCAATTCTGTTCGGATGGCAGGCGATCCCGGCGAACGCGCGCACCGTCGTCATTACCGAGGGCGAGATCGACGCGCTGTCCTGGGCGGCCTACGGACACCGGGCCCTGTCGGTGCCGTTCGGCGGCGGTGGCGGCGGCAAGCAGAAATGGATCGAGAACGATTTTGATCGGCTGGACCGCTTCGAGCGGATCTACCTGGCGCTCGACATGGACGGCCCTGGCGATGAGGCCGCGGCCGAGATCGCAAGCCGGCTGGGCCACCACCGATGCCTGCGGGTGCGCATGCCACGGAAGGACGCCAACCAGTGCCTGGTGGAAGGCGTGCCGCAGTCGGCGATGGACGCCGCGATCGACAGCGCGATCTGGTTCGAGGTCACGGGATTGCGCTTGCCGAGCGACTTCACCGACGAGGTCACCCGCCTGTTCTGGCCGCGCGATGGCGAGCGCGTCGGGTACCGGACGCCGTACGGCAAGCTGGGCGACAAGCTGCTGTTCCGGCCGGCCGAGGTCACGATCTGGACCGGCGACAGCGGCGCGGGGAAGACGCAGCTGCTTTCCGATTGCGCCATCGACTGGATCCGCCAGGGCGGCCGCATCTGCCTGTCCAGCCTCGAAATGCACCCGGCCTTCACCCTGAAGCGCATGTGCAAGCAGATCATCGGCACCGATCGGCCGACCGAGGCCGCGATCAAGGCGGCTCTCGCATGGGCGAGCTCGGGCTTGCTGGTCTACGAGGTCACCGGCAAGCAGAAGCTCGAGGAACTGCTGAACGTCTTCGACTACGGCCGCTCGCGCTACGGCTGCGACCTGTTCGTCATCGACAGCCTGATGCGGCTCGGCATTGCCGGCGACGATTACAACAGCCAGGAGGCCGTGATCTTCCGTATCGTCGACTGGGCGATGGGGACCGGCGTCCATGTGCATCTCGTCGCCCACTCCAAGAAGGGCGAGCGCGACCGCGGTTCACCGGGCATCGAGGACATCAAGGGCACGATGGAGCTCGGCGCCAACGCCTTCAACATCGTGTCGGTTTGGCGCAATCGGAAGTTCGAGGACGAGATCGCCAAGTTGCAGGCGGGTGGCGACGGCGAAGGTGCTGCCCGACTGCGCGAGTCCAAACCTGGCGTGATCCTGAACGTCGCCAAGCAGCGCAACGGCGACTTCGAGGGCAAAATCGGGCTGTGGTTCGATCAGCAGACCTACCGCTACCGGTCGAGCGCCGATGACGCGACATGGAAGCGGACCTATCTGCCGGAGGGCTGGAATGCTGCCGCATGAAAGGAAGAAACTTATTCGGCGTGAACCTTCCCCCCTTGAAGATCACGATCACCGACGACGGAGGCGCCCCGTGACGGACTTCCAGATCCCGGCACCCGAAGCCGGTGACACTTCAGGCGGCAAAAGCCCGTCGTTCTCACCGCGCGCCAAGGAATCCGCCAGCAAACACCGCGAAAGGACGGTCGCGTGCGGCGGTGACGCTCCGACGCCCGGCGACGAAATCTCGTCCCAGAAGTTAGTTTCTGCTTCATGCGCTTCAGCCGTGACCGCGGACGTAACGGAAAGCCCTGAAGGCGCCGCCGAGCCTGATAGGCCGGTGGGAGAGCCCTCGTCCCACATGCCAACACGCGCGCCGGCGGCCGTCGTCAGCCAGCACCAGGCATTCCCCAGCTTCATGCGTCGCTACATCGACATGGCCGGCTCGAGCGGCCCTCAACCCCGGCCGCTGCCGGCGGGCTTTGTTCCAAGTATCGTGCGGGAAACCGGGATTGTCACAACACCGATAACGCCATCACAGGCCCCCGGGGCGGCATCCGTTACCCCCGCCGTGACGGTAGCTCCCGTTGCTGGTTCAATCTGCCCGACCTGCCGATGCCGGATACCGGCGAGGTTGAGTGCTGCCGAGCGGCAGCGGGCGTACCGCAAACGCAAACGGGAGAAAGCCTGACTCGTCGTTCCTTATCCGGGGGGCGTTCCAGTAACTCAGTGTTTAATGAATAGCAATGAGCAAGCGCCAGAAGGCGCAGAAACCTTGACTCTCGGGCGAGCAAAATCGGTAGGGGTTTTTTGTATAGGGGTGGCATCCCCACCAATGACGTCTCGCTAGGTAAGGGGGGCCGAGGTTGAGGCACCCGGCCTTGGACCCCTCATTCAGAGGACACCAAGACCTGACCAGCCTGTCTATAGGCCAGGCGAACTCGCCCCGGTCTCGGTGCCGAGGCTTTTTTGCTGGGCTGATCAATTTTCGTGCGCTGTTACCAACGCATCCCGATGCGCCACGCCATGTCACAATATTCGCTCGGCGGCCTGCTAATTTCTATCGGTAGGGTGCAACGTTGAATGTCGGCAGCCGGTTAAAGATAGCTGTCCATCATTTGAGACAGTCACGCGACCCGTGTTCACGGTTGGTCATTCTGGCGAGATGGTGGAAAAAGCCAAGAAAGCTGTTGGAGGACCCGCGCTGTCGGGCTCACAGGTCATCAAGCGGCGCGCGGAGCGGCACGCCGCTGCCTTTGCTTCGACCATCCAGGAGCTTCGATCTGCCGGCTTTGCATCGCGTCGGGCGCTGGCGGATGAGTTGAACCGAAGAGGAATACCGACCGCTCGTGGTGGTAAATGGCACTACACCACCGTAGTGCGGATGCTGACGCGCCTTGGCCTGC